TTATAGAAGGCGGTGAAGGATATGTTTGACATGAAAAATATTATGAAACATCAGTTGATTATCAAAAACAAGAAGGAAGAAATCAAAGAATTGTTCCAATTGGCACAAGATGCGAACAATCGTGGACTTGATGACATGGTTGAAGCATTTCAGGAAGAAGCACAACAGAAGCTACAGGAAATCAAGGAACATCAAAAGGTTATTGATGCATTCCATGAAGCAATGAACACCCTTCCTGATGATATGCAGACCCTTCTGAAATCAAGATATGAAGTTGGTGCATCATGGGATGATGTCAGTCAGATTCTTGGAATGTCTATTGCAAAGTGTCAATATCTTCATGGCAAAGCATTGATTCTGTTGGATGGTGGTGATGCTGATGACTAATGAAGAACTTGTTGCAGAGATTCAAGCAGGTCACAATGAAAAAGACAATCTTGGTCAATTATGGGAACAGGTGCAGTTGTTCATCAGAAAACAGGTGCAACCATTCACAGGAAAGGGTGACATTGATGACCTGATGCAAGAATCATATTTTGCAATGGTGGATGCAGTCAATGGATTTGATGCAAGCCTTGGAAATACCTTCCTGACCTATTTATCATGGAAGGTCAGACAAAAGGCAAATGCGACACATTCAGAACACAGCAAACACCAAAAGAATATCTGTACACATGCAGGAAAGAATCAATAAATACAAAGCACTGATTGCAAGTCTTGGGTTATGTTCCAACAGATGATGAAGCAATGGAAAAACTGAATCTGAGCAAATATCAGTATGATTTCATGGTCATGACCATGTATGAAATGGAAACAGTCAGCATTGATGCAACTGTTCAGGGTGATGACAATGACATGTGCATTGGTGATATCATAGGTGATGGAACTGATTTTGCATCTGACTTTGCTGATGAATCTGCACTGTCTGAAATATGGTCATGTGTGGATGCATTGGAAGATGACAGAAGAAAATCAATCATCTTGAATAGATATAAAAATAATGTTGCAGTTGCAGACATTGCAACAGAATTGAATGTGACATCACAAAGGGTCACCCAATTGGAACACAAAGCATTGGAACAGCTTGCAAAAATGGACAGGGTACAGATGTTAGCACAACAATTTGATTATGATTGCAGTCTTGCATATAAAAACCCTGAAAAACTTGTGATGAAGCGTTTGGAACTTGAAGAATCCAAGTCAAAAGCAATGAAGAAATTTGAAAATATAATGGAGTTGATACAGTAATGGACAAGTACAAAGTAATATTTGAATGGATGGGACAGACTGTCACAGCATACAAGACACAGGAAGAACTTTCCTTGCTGTTGATGATGGATGATGTGAAGTTGGTCAGTGTCAATGATTCAGGCGGTGTCTATCGCAGGAAAAGAAAGAAGAAGGTGAAATCATGATTGGTAGAAATGAATTTGCAACAGTGCAGGTCAAGACAACCACAAGGAACAGAATTGGTGAAAGGGAAACCACTTGGAATGATGCAGTATTGCTTCATGGATGGTTGGACTACACAGGTGGTTCATCTGATGTGGCAAAATATAATGCAAAGGTGCAGGAAACAACACACTTGTTTCTGATGGACTTCAAATCATACAAGATTCTGAATGATTCCTTCACATGGGAAAAGAGTGAAGATTCTTCCAAGATTAAAGCAACATCAGAGAATGCAAGAATCATTATCAATGGTGCAGTATATCAAATTCTGCTGATTGATAATGTCATGATGTATAATGAACAGGTGGAAATCTATTTGAAATATGTTGGTGTTGGGTTGTCTGTGTGACCTATATTCAAACGATAAGGGCAGGGGTGAAGGAATTCACATCCTGTCTTTTATATTGTCTGTATGGGGCAATCAGCAAGCCTGACAGGGTGATTCATCAGAGCAGGTCAGACAGAAACAGACAAAATCATACACTTTATGGGGTGTATTTGGTGATGGTCTGTGATATGATTAGATAACTTATAAAATAACTGTGTAGTCAATCGTGTTCGTAACATACACGAAACATACAAAATGCTGAAAAATGCTGATTTTATGTGGTTCGGAACTATCTAAGCGATAATAAAAACCATATATCATGGAATATCAAAACCCCGGAAAAGCCTTATTTTCCGGGGTTTTTTGCGTTCTGCAATTCTGGTCAAGTGATGTAAAATTATGCTGATTTTTGCCTATTAGAGCCACATTAGAACCATACTAGAACCACTATATTTTGTTGATTGCTTCCAGTTTGATAGGCAGTTCCAGATGTGTGTAAACCGTTTCTGTGACGCCCTGTCCCTTATGACCAACAATCTTCTTTATGATTCTTTCATCTACACCGGCAGCAGTGAGAAGAGAAACGCAGGTGTGCCTGGTATCGTGTGGACGGTGGTTCTTAAATCCAAGGGCATCCATCAGCGGTGTCCAGTAACTGTCATAATAATTCCGATATGTGAAATGCTTATCTTCCGGTGTACAGATCAGGAAGTCACACTTCCTTGACATCCAGTATTCAAAGTATGGAACAATCTTTTCTGCAATAGGAACTTCACGGATGCCTGCTTCCGTCTTTGATTCTTTGACGTAGAACCATCTTTCTTCCAGATGAACGTCTTCTTTCTTCAGATCCAGCAGTTCACCAATACGCAGGCCGGTGTATATCAGAATCAAGATCACAGAATAGTACAGATTGGAATCCTTGGCCTTCCAGACCATCTTCACCTGTTTGCTGGTGAACGGTTCCCGATTGTATGCATTCGGATTTCCTGCCTGGGAAATGTCCACATATCGCACCATGTCCCTTTTATCCTGCGTCACGATTTCGTGAATGACTGCATAGTCATACATCAGGCCAAACATGATCTTCATTTTCTTCAGGGTTGGCGTGTTCTTTCCTGATTCATCCACAGCTTTCTGCAAATGATCCAGCTTGATTTCCACAAACTTCATATCATGCAGCTGCGTACATGTCCGGAATGAAGCCATGTATCCTTTACAGTTGGATTCTGACACTTTTGGAAAGTGTACTTCTGACCATTTTTCAAATACTTCCGCAAAGGTAATGGTGTTGTGATGAAGATCATAAGGATCCTTGTTATAGTCACTCAGCGCTGTCAGCGCTTCAGCACGGGTTTCATAATATCCAATGTAGGCATAGATGGGCTGACCTTTTGCATTCCATCCAGTGGTCTTTCTGGCCACCCAGGGACGCCTTCTTTTCCCTGATTTCTTGTAAACAGAACCAAATCCATTCGGCATTCTCATTGTATCATCCTTCCTTTCTTAATTTGGGTGCAAAAATAACACCCATTGCATTCCGGGTGTTCAGATGATACAATATAAGGTGCTTGGTGAACCGTATCATCTTACCATCCAGTAGGTGTAATGGTTTCCTTACAAAGACTTCCTGTTGCAGCAGGGGGTCTTTTTTATTGTTTATTATCGTTTATCATCTTTGAAATTTCTCTATCGAAATCAGATGTAATCTTTTGTGTCTTATTAAAAATATCGTATTCAGCTTCAGCTTTTTGCTTTGCGCTCTTTGCTGAAATCCGTCCCTTCCCTTCCAAAATATCATACCGCCGGAATGAAAGAAATTCGTTGATGCTGCTTGCAAATTCTTCCATCGTGAAGGTGGTTTCCCGTTCAATCAGATCTTCAATATAATCAAAATAACCGGATACGGTACGTTCTAGTTGTCGGATCTGTTTATCATCAAGATAATTCTTGGCAATGCTTACATCAGACTTCAGGATCCGTCCTTTCGGGGCATTCTTCCAGGTGGTCAATCCCATGTGATCCTTGTGGTGATCTGCAGATCGGTAAACGATTTCTGCGGCAGTCTGACCGGTAATAGCATAGTGGAACTTATTTTGAACCATTGCATAAAATGCCTTGGTAACTTCTGAATTCTTGTCATAATCTATACTGCACTCAGCAAAAATATCGGTGACCTGCTGCCAGATTCTTCGTTCACTTGCACGGATCGAACGAACACGTTCCAACAGTTCTTTGAAATAATCCTTGCCAAAGGCAGTCTTTCCCTGTTTCAATCGTTCATCATCCATGGCAAAGCCCTTGATCATGTATTCCTTTCAGGACGCTGGTTGCCCAGATACGGAAATGTGTTGCCCTGATAGAATTTACACGATAGCCGACAGAAATGATTGCATCGAGATTATAGAAATTCGTATCGTTTGTTTGCGTTTTGCCGGCGATGGCACCATGTTGAGTGGTTGTTGCAATTTTTGCAATAACCACTTCGGGTAACAGTTCATATTCACTAAAAATATTTTTTAAATGACGGCTTATGGTAGAAGTGCTTACGCCGAACAGTTCACCCATGGCTTTCTGCGTGAGCCAGATAGATTCATCTTTAATAACAGCATTCACTGAAATGTTTTCATCTACCGTTTTATATATCAAAAATTGCATTTCGTTGTTCATATACATCACCTTCCTTAGAACTTCCCTCGTAATTCAACAACCTTCCCCAAGATCGTGACGGGCTTGTCCAGTATTTCCTGATTGTTGAACTGCATAGGCATGTAATTAGGATTATTGGAGAGCAGAGCAATACCGGATTCATATTTCATAAGGCGTTTGCAGGTGGCTTCATCACCATTGACTGCTGCTATAACCGTGTCACCTGATTCTGCGTCAGATTGCTGCCTTACTATCACAACATCCCCTTCCTTCATCCTGGGTTCCATG